CTGAAACAACTGATCCCCATGCTGCACCAGTTCCATCTACATCTGAAGTGTGATTACCAAACCAAATATATCTTGATCTGGCATTGATAACATTTTTATAATAATTTGATTCGCCTGCTTCAGTTTTTGCATCAGAAGCTTTTGAAAGAAATTCATATTTTTCTAAAACAGTACCTGCTGTACCAGTCCATTTTCCGTCTTCATCCACAACTGCAATATGAACTTCATCATTTGCACTTGCATTAATTTCAGCAGCATATGCTGATGTATTTGGTTTTCCTTGGAAAATACCGCTAACAGGACCAGTTGCACCACCAAAAGTAGTCCAAGAAGCTTGATCCATTATATAAACTTTTAATGAGTTACCTAGTTCACCTGGGTATTTTGCGTGCCATGTTATTCCTGGTTCTTGGCCAGCTGCATGATTATTATCATAATCATCCTCATTCTTGATTACTATTTCAGTAGCACCACTATAAGTATTTGCATTAAATGAACTAGCACCTATGACACGAACAGATCTTAAATTGCCGGAATAAGAAAGAAAGTTTGAAGCAGAAAACCAAGTATCTGCAACGTCGTTATTTGGTTTGCCAAAAGTATTAGCTAATTCTACTTCACTAGCAATTGTACGAATTTCTTCAACAGGTCCCCATTGAAAGGCCCCGGCAATAGCACCTATAGAAGATGGTACTGCTGGTACAATTGTAGATAAATCAATTTCGCTAATAGTTACGGCAGGAGATAGAGAAAATGCCATTGTTATGACTCCTTAATATAATTTAAATCCTGTATATTTTATATCTTTTCAGATAAATTTTACAAAAGTATTTATATTTTTATGTCTTTCTAGAATTAATTAAACAACCATTTAATATCTTCCATTTCTTCATACATGTCTGAATTGATTATTCCAAATGGAGTATTAAAATCATTATCAGGATTTTCTTGTTCTTGTTTATAAGTTTCTTCTTCTTTTATTAAGTCAAAATATTTTTGTTTAGTAGCCCATGCAAATAAAACTAAATTCATTACAAAATCGTCATGCTTGCCTTTTTCAGCTGCATAAGTTTTTCTATAGGAAACAAAATTTGATAATTCATAAATTTGTTCCATTGTTAAATCTAATAAAATATTAGATTCAATCATATTCTTCAAAGCAGCACAACCAATTTTTTTAACCAAAGGCGACATTTCAACACCAAATTCAGTTCTTCCACTACCAAATCCACCTGTTAAAGTTTGTCTTTTATTTACCATTGTAGTCATTGCAATATTTTCATATTCATATGAATAATGACAATCTTCTGCCACTGTTCTACCTAATGCATTTCTTTCAACAAAAAGAAATGCATCATTATATTTTTGAGCAATAGGAACTATAATCGAAGATAAATCATAAGCAGAAACTTTATTAGATCTCCATGTATATGATATTCTATAGGGAGAATCTGTTATATCAATAACAGTAATTGTGCTATAATCTAGCCCAACTCCACCAGACACATCAACAAAACACATATATCTGTTTCCTTCTATAGGTTCACAATTAATACATGTTTCTATATCTTCGAATATAGGTTTAGGACTAGCTAATGATCTTAATGCATCTCCTGAAATTAAAGTATTCGAAGATCCCAAAAATTCTCCATCGAATTCTTGGTTAAATCCTTTCTCACCAAGAATTTCTATTTGTTCTTGTTTCCATTTTTCATCTCTTCCAGGAACTTCATACCAAGCAATTTCAAATGCAATAAAATCATTAATTTGTTTTTGTGCATCAATGAATAACTTATAAAATAAGTTTAATCCATCAGGAGTGCTTGATATAATTACTTTAGTTTCTTTACCAGAAGAAATTGTAGGATATGTTGATTTGAAAAAAGAATCTGCATTCTCCACATGTGCAAACTCATCAAGATATAAAAGATTACAATTATGAGATAATATATTATTTGTATAATAAGAATTAGTAGAGTCTACACCAACTAAATCAGCTACTAATTCATTAGAAGAAGAAAAAGAAATATCTATTATAGATTCTTCTCCGTTTTCTGTCAGAATAGAATCACCTATTTTAAGTAATTGAGCTTCTATATAGTCGTTGTGAGAATTTGAATATATTCTGTGATCATTAGTGCAATTTAATTCCGTGCTGATAGTTTTTATATTAAAAATGCCATTAGAAGATTCTTGAATTCTTATTCCAGAAAAATTCTTGAACCCTTCATCAGTTAACACTTCAAATCTTTTATTGTTTGGGTGAAAAGTTTTATTCAATGAAACTATTAGTTCTTCAATTGATACACTTTTAATTTCTCCTTCAGGAGTTTTAATAGTTACTTTAGTAGGTAAAACAACACATGAAAATCCTCTGATAGCAGTAGAACTAGTTGCAGCTGCAATAATCCTGGAATTATTTCCTAATTCAACAGATCCTTTGTTTAAAACTTTAGCACCGGGTTGAAGAAAGTAAGGAATAGTTTCATATGCTGTAACAATTCTAGATAATATTTCTCTTGCTACTGGAGCTTTATTAGCTAATATAGCAACAGTTTTATCTGAATTAAAAAACACATACCAAAGAATAAAAGCAGCTGTAGTAATTGAATTGTGGGAAAGAATATCATTTGAATAAAATCTATGATCTTCTGATTTCACAGTAAGATCATACATGTTTTCATATATATCTGTTTCTTCTAACCAAACAACTAATTCATTTCCTTGTTTGGTTTTAATATAACTTTGATTTGGAATTAAATCTTGAACAAATATTTCATTTAAATTTTCATCAAAAACAATATGAGTGTCAGCGCAAAGTAATTCTTTTCCTGTTTCTGTCTTAACAATCCACCGCTTATAGGGAATAGTTTTATGAACATGGGAAACATCTTGCCATCCAGTGTCTGTTTCAATTTCCCAATCATTGACATCAATTGTATCAATAAATTTTCTTTCTACATCTTCATGAAGGTTAGGCATTTTTTAATTTCTCTTTCAGGATTTTCTTTAAAATCTTTTTCCCAAACAATTAATACTTGGAATCCTTGTGATATTGCAATATTATTTTTCTCTTCATCTTTTTTCCAAATTTCTTTAGCGGTCATTTTTTTCAATGTGTGATAATGATCTTCATCATATTTTGAAGGATTACAGTGCCAATAATCACCATTAAATTCTATTATTTTGTTATTATATTTCATATCAAAATACTGTCTTTTTCCATTTGAAATTATACAGTATTGTCTTTCAATAGTAGAAAAATGTTCTTTAAGATGATCAAATAATTTTTTCTCTATTTTAGAAATAGGTCCACCATCATATAACTTAGCTCTATTAATTCTATCAAGTTCTTCTGGATCTTTAGAATTTAAAGTCTTCTGCCATTTATCTTGTCTTTCATTCCAAATTTGTGTTCCTTTTTCTTTCCCAAATTTATCAATACATTTATCTAAAGAAAAAGTAGTTTGTCTTTCTTTTTGTTTTTGCTCGGCTTCTTGTTCTGAATAACCTCTTTTAATCCAATAATCTTTTGTGACAGCAAGATTTCCTTTTTTCTTGGATTTTATTTGAGCGTCTCTAGCCATGTTTGAAATAACAGAAGTTTTTTCTTTTTCATCCATTCCATTATATTTAACAAAAGATTTTGAAAATGGTGAAAGTTTTCCACCATGATGATATCCAGGATTTTTTTCTCCTTTCATTTTATCTGAAAGTGAAGATAGATACTTTTGAGAAAATACTACCGCATCTGGATATTTCTTTTTATATTCTTCTAGAGTAATATTATGAACTGTTAAATGTGAATGTATTTTACTAGAAAAATGTAGCCCACATTCATGACATAATATTTTATCTTCTTCTTTAATTAAAAGAGATTTTTCACGCTTTTTATATTTTGCTCTACATTTAATAGTGCAAAATTGTTTATTATGATGACCTGTAAACTCCACATTACATTCTTTACATGTTGTTTTTATTATGCTCATAAAATTCTCCTATAGTCATTTGTATAATTTGCCCAGTTTTTTTGTTTCGTAACCTTATAGGAGTATTTATACCACAACACTTACCTGATTGTCTACTACTTTTTACTATGCATTTTCTATTTTCATGATAACCTTTAATCAAATTTTCTTGATATCCACGCAAACTAAAAGGAACTAATCCTTCATCAAGGGCATTAATTTTAACATATTTCTGAATAAAGTACACAGGATCTTGAGAACATCTGATATATTCTTGTACTTGTTCTGGAGTATAAGATTCTTCTAAATTAGTTCTTTTAATATTAGGATTTAAATAATATTGCTTATCCATATCTTATTCTTTATCAATGTCTTTAATTTCTTTTATTAGTTTTTGTAACTCAGCAGTTGATCCAACGAAAAAGTTATTCTGAGTATTTTGAGTTTCATTGTTGTTAATAACAGTTTCTGTTCTAATCTTCTTTAAATTATTTAATGCAATTGCAATATCAGAAGTATCTTTTAACATTTTTGACAATACTTCATATGCTCTAGGAGAATCTGAAGATTGAGCTAAATCTAAAAGAGCTTCTAATGCTTGTTCAGCAATTGAAAGCAGATTTTTTTGTGTTTTTCTTGCTTGTTGAAAGTCTTCTTCTTCTTGTTTTTGATCTTCTAATTTAACAACATTATTATTAGAATTAACTTCTACTAGTTGTTTCTCATTATTTTCATGAGGAATGTCAAAAACTTCTTCCAATGCAAAATTTCTATTTTTCACTAGTGATACCGACATAACATATTAAATTTCCGTCCATCCTAGAAGAGTTGCTATTTTTTTACTTGGAGAAAATCCAGCAGCTGCTAAAGTAATTGTTTCTGTTGTTCCAGTAAGTGATCTAGTAATATCATTAATTCCTCTTTTTAACTGATAGCTAAATGTATCATCAATTGTTATAGCAGAAGAAGCTGCTAGAAATCCAGATGCTAATTCAGTTCCACCTGTTACATCAGTTGCAGATACATCATAATGTACTTTTTCAGTTGCTGTTGTCACAAAACTATCTCCTGTTAAAGTTGCATTTGCTAATAATTTCCATTGCATATTACTATTTGATTCCATTAATATATTAATATTATTAACTAAAACAATAGTATCTGCAAAAGTATTATTTAATTTTAAAGATATTGTAGGAACAAATTGACCAGCTGTTGAACTTAATGTTTGATAAGATGGGACTCCACGAGCTATAGATTTACCTAATCCACTTAAATTATATCCACCTTCAGAAATAACAGTAGAACAAATTTGTTTTAATATTGAACTAGAACTAGTAGTTCCTAAATTTTCAATTTCATATCTTATAGGTAGAGTTGCTGTAGTTAAATAAGTAGTAGCTATAATATTTGCATGATGAAACTTATGAGCTATAACATATTGACCATCAATAATAAAACCAACTCTGCATGTTCCAATTCCTAACCACTCAACATCAATAAATAAAATATTTCCTTTACTTAAATCTAATATTACTTTACTTGATCCCGTGCCATCTAAAGGATCAATGTTCCAATTTGCTTGTGAAATTTTGTTTTCAGTAACAGATCCTGATACATAGGACCGCTCTACTAGATAAACATC